TGATGAGAGCATTGGCTGAGCTCAGGAAGGGGGTGATGATGTGAAGCGGATTATTAAAGACGCAAGATACTATATCAATAAAATCCTATTCCAGAATCACTCAAAGGAAGATTGGCTGTCCTTAAAGCTAGAGGTAAATGATTGGTGGAAAACGGCTCCTCCTACTCAGAAAGAAGAGTATGTGACGAGCGGAGCTGGAGAGTGTTTAGGAATGATTTGTGATAGCTTTGGTTTTAATGTTTGAAACCACCCATCCCCAGCGGACTTTGGTCGAGGGCAGAGAACGGAGTCTTGTGAAATAGAAGGCCCAAATCATAATCTAATAACAACTGTTTTAAGCATCATCCTAAGAGATGGTGCTTTTTTCATGCCTAAAGAAAGGAGGTGATCTTCCATGGCAAGCAGGATCAAAGGAATTACCGTCGAGATCGGCGGCGATACAACTGGTCTGGACAAGGCTCTCCGGTCAGTGGACAAGACCATCCGGTCGACTCAGTCTGACCTCAAGGATGTCACAAAACTCCTGAAGCTGGATCCGAAAAATACAGAACTCCTGACTCAAAAGCAGAAGCTCCTGGAGAACCAGATCAGGCTGACGAAGGAACGGCTGTCCACCCTGAAGGACGCCCAGACAGGCGTGCAGGAAGGGACACCTCAGTGGGATGCCCTCCAGCGGGAGATCATTGAGACGGAGCAGAACCTGGGCGGACTGGAGAAGGAATATAAGCAGTTTGGCTCTGTCGCCTCCCAGCAGGTGAAGGCTGTCGGCCAGGCGCTGCAGGATGCCGGTAAGAAGGTCACGGACTTCGGTCAGAAGCTGGCGCCGGCTTCCGCTGCGGCTGCCGCTCTGGGAGGGTCCCTCCTGAAACTGGGGTATGATGCCGTCACAAACGCGGACGATCTCAACACTCTGGCCAAGCAGACAGGCCTCTCTACAGAGTCCATCCAAAAGATGCAATATGCCTCTGACCTTGTAGACGTCTCCCTGGAAGACATCACCGGCGCACTTCGGAAGATGAAGCCCAAGATGACGGAGAGCAATGAAGCCTTCAAAAAGCTAGGGATCTCTGTCAAAGATTCCAATGGTGAGATGAGGGACGTGGAGGATGTCTTTTATGATACCCTGGCCGCCCTCAGCAAGGTCGGTAATGAGACCGAGCGTGACCAGATTGCCATGGAGATCTTCGGCAAGAGCGCGGACCAGCTGGCGGGCATCATCGATGACGGAGGAGCGGCACTGAAGGACCTCGGCAACCAGGCAGAGGAAGCAGGCCTCATCCTTTCCCAGGACACGCTGGATGCTCTGAACGAGACCAATGACACCATCGATGAACTCAAGGCCAATGTTGGTGGGACACTTGCCCGGATCGGCGCTGACGTTGCCACTATTCTGGCACCGGCCCTGGAGCGGGTGGCGGAGGTCGTAAAGACGGTCACGGAGAGACTCCGGAATCTGTCCCCGGAGCAGCAGAAGATGATCCTGACCATCATCGGGATCGTCGCTGCTCTGGCACCTGTCATCATGCTGATTGGAAATATCATCATCGGTATCGGCAGCATGATCTCCGCAGTCGGAACCATCATGGGTGTCCTGACGCCTCTGATCGGACTTCTGTCCGGCCCCCTGGTCGTCGGCATCGGTGTGGCCATTGCAGCCGGGATCCTGATCATCAAAAACTGGGATAAGATCGTCGATGCCTGCAGGCAGATGAAGGACGGCCTTATCCATGACTGGAACATGATCAAGACCGGTGTCGTCACGACGGCAGAGAACCTGAAGAAGGCCGTGACGGAGAAATGGGAGGCCCTGAAGACGGCCGTCACTAACGCTGTGACTGGTGCGAAGACCGCTGTAACGAATACCTTCAATACGCTGAAGAGCACCGTATCCTCTACCGTGGAAAGCCTGAAGAGTGCTGTGACCAGCAAGTTCAATGCGGTGAAGACAGCCATGACAAAACCCATTGAGACCGCAAGAACTACCATCAGCAACGCTATTAGCAAGATCAAAAGTGCCGTCAACAACTGTAAACTGAGCCTCCCGCATTTCAAACTCCCGCACTTTCGAATCTCCGGAGGAACGCCTCCCTACGGCCTTGGCGGAGCGGGCACAAGGCCTTCCTTTGCTGTTGACTGGTACCGGAAAGCCTACGATAACCCGGTCCTTTTCACATCCCCCACAGTCCTGCCGACAATCGGCGGAGTGAAGGGATTTGGCGACGGAGCAGGCGCGGAGATCGTGATGAGCCTCAAAAAGCTTCGTGAGATGGTAGGGTCCAGCGGGGATACCTACATCACTGTCAACGCGGCGCCGGGTATGGATGTCAGGCAGCTGGCTGATGAAGTGGCAAAGCGGATGACCCAGGTACAGAGGCAGAAGGGAGCAGTGTATGCGTAATTACTTCATCTTCGGAGGGAAGGACAGCCGGGACTACGGCGTCTATCTCTCCGGTGCCGGCACCTACAACAGCCCGGCGAGGGAGTACCAGAACATCAACATTCCGGGAAGAGATGGAGACCTCCTGGGGATAAGTACCCGGCTTCAGAACGTGGAACTCACCTACCGCTGCGGGATCGTGGAGGATGCGGAAGATAACCTGGCTGACTTGAGGTCCATGCTCCTGTCGACGGTCGGGTACGTGCGGCTCACGGATTCCTATCACCCGGAGGAGTACCGCCTGGCTGTATATAAGGGCGGCCTGGAAGCGGAGATGGAGCCGCGTCTACAGGCAGGAGAGTTTGACCTGACCTTTGAATGTAAGCCCCAGAGATACCTGGTGATTGGAGAAACACCGGTTACTTTATCTGCCGGAGCCAGCATTACCAATCCCACGCCCATGCCGGCGCGTCCCCTGATCCGGGTATCCGGCTATGGCGAACTGACGGTGGGAGATGTCACGGTAGAGATCGCCGAGAACAGCTACACACATATCGACATCGACTGTGAGATGATGGACTGTTTCAGTGGAGATGCTAACTGTAATGCCCTTGTGAGCTTTTCAGGGAACGACTTTCCCGTGCTCCCTGCCGGAGAAACAGGCATCGCGTACGACAGCACTATCACCTCATGTCAGATCACACCCAGATGGTGGAGGGTATAGATGATCCCTATTCTTTATGACTATACAGAAACCAAGTTCAAATCCAATGGCATCGGAAGGCTGGTCGATTGCATCCGGTGCACGGTAACGGAGGAGAGGAACGGACCCTACGAGTGCGAGTTCATTTATCCTCTTACAGGGCGGCACTACCAGGACATCTCTGAGGGCAGGATCATTGCCTGCACCCACGACGATGACGGGGATGTGCAGCCCTTTATTATTTATCGCCGGTCGGCACCGATGGATGGCCAGGTGACCTTTAACGCGAGGCACCTGTCCTACCGGCTCTCCAACGTGATCGTGGATCCCTACACCGCGGATAACGTCAGTGATGCACTGGCGGGATTGACTTCTCACGCTATAGGGACCAATCCCTTCACCTTCTGGACCGATAAGTCCACCCTGGCAGATTTCAGTGTGGCAGTCCCCTCCTCTGTCCGGTCGCTCCTGGGCGGTGTGGAAGGATCCCTGCTCGATATCTACGGCGGGGAGTGGGAGTTTGACAAGTGGACCGTAAAGCTCCACGGGAGCAGGGGCGTAAACCGCGGCGTCACCATCCGGTATGGGAAGAACCTCAGCGACCTGAACCAGACCGTTGATGCAGGGGGCCTCTATAACGCCATCGTCCCCTACTGGGCATCAGAGGTAGATGGGGTGCAGACCCTGGTGACACTGCCGGAGAAGATCGTATCAGCATCCGGCGTCACGGATCCGAAGCCGGTCGTGATGGATCTTTCCACAGAGTTTCCGGAGGAGCCGACAGAAGTCCAGCTGAGAACGTTTGCGCAGCAGTATCTGGAAGACCACAAGCCATGGATTCCCTCGGAGAATATCGTGGTCGATTTTATCCAGCTCTGGCAGACGACGGAGTATGCTGCCGTTGCCAATCTCCAGAAGGTGCGGCTCTGTGATACGGTGGACGTCCTTTATCCGGCACTTGGTGTGACGGCCAGAGGTATCAAGGTCATCAAGACGGTGTACAACGTTCTGGCTGACCGGTACGACCAGATGGAACTGGGACAGCCACAGGTCACCTTCGGGGAGACACTCACAGCAGATATCGACAAGGAAGTAAGGAAAGCCACAGCCGGTGTCCAGACCATGCTGGATGCAGCCATCAGCACCGCGACAGACCTAATTACCGGAGGCAAGGGGGGACACCTTGTTATCGGCAGGGATGTGAACGGAAGGCCCAATGAACTCCTCATCATGGATACAGACAGCATCCTGACTGCCACCAATATACTCCGCATCAACATGAGCGGCATCGGCTTTTCCACAGATGGCGGAGCGACCTACTCCACGGCCTGGACACTGGACGGGAGGTTCGTGGCGGATTTCATTACCACGGGAACCCTCAGGGCCATCATGATCCAGGGGCCTACCGCGGATACCTACTGGAACCTGGTATCCGGGGATTTTCAGAATGCGGGCAGCACACAGGTCACGGCGCAGGTGGAGACGGCGGAAGGGACCTACTCTCCGGTAGTTTATAACGTCACCCACAAGACGAGGATCGCTGATGGGAAGCTGTCGATGCGGGGAAGCCATGACGGCGGTACGGAGATCCCCTATATGGAACTGGGCATCGCCGCGGAGGGGATGGACTATGAGTTCTATGAGGGCATCGCCGGCTCAGATCGGAGCGCCAGTTATCCTTACGCAGGCCTTGCCCTGTACGGGGATACGGTCAAAGGTCTGGGAGGAGTCAACTACCAGTATGACGGCACGGAGATCACCTATAACCCGATGTCGAAACTGACGCCGGATTACCTGATCCTCGGAGGTGCCGAGAACGTATCCAAGGCCGGCTATCATCCTGACCGCAACAACCTGAAGCTCCAGTCAGGGTGGGGAAACTATGAGGACTCCATCGTCCACACTTCGTACTACACGTGGGATGAGACGCCTTCCGGGACCCGGAGACAGTTCCATGATGCCATAAAGCGCCGGCCCTGCTGGGAGTATGTGCCGGGGGATTCGCTGTACCTGGATTCCGCGAAGATCCCAAGGATCGTTGCCTGCGGGTACCTGACGGATTCGCGTGTCACGGTCTGGTGCCAAATCCCGCTGACAAGGCCGATCTCTCCGGATGTGAAGTTTCTGGATATCTACGCTGACATGAAGGCACGAGTGAGTGGCAGCTATATCATCGGCGGATCCGGCTCGACAGGCGCTCTTTCCTATGAAGACAGTGCGTACACATACAGCGCTTACTGGAGCGATGCCGGGGTGACGCTGAAGATCAGCAGGTCGAACGGCGGGACGTTCTCAAACTCCAACAACAACTACCCGGTCGCGCTGGATTTCTATGACCTGAACATCCTGTTCTATGAAACGAATCCCTATGCGTGAGAAAGGAGAAGACAAATGGACATGATGGAGATGCTTAAGCAGCTGGTGATCATCGCTGCGGCAGTCCTTGGCTCCAACGGTTTGTGGTCCTGGATCCAGTCAGGGAGTACGGCAAAAAGCTCCCGGGACCGGATGCTGCTGGGGCTCGGACACGCGGAGATATTCAGGCTCACGGAGAAATACCTGCGGCGCGGAGGGATCACGAAAGAGGAACTGGAAGACCTGGACAAGTATCTGCATAAGCCATACGCGGCTCTGGGCGGAGACGGTACGGCCAGCTCCATGGTAGAAAAATGCAGGGACCTTGACATCATTTCATCCGCGGAAGCGGAAAGGAGGGACAGAAAACAATGAGCAGAGAAGATATCATCCGGAAACTGACGAGCAGGAAGTTCTGGCTGGCCGTTGCCAGCTTTGTGGCCCTGGTGGCCGTTGCATGCGGTGCGACGGAGGAAGCCGCGACACAGATCACAGCCCTGATCATGGCCGGCGCCACAGTGGTCGGCTACATCCTGGGTGAAGGCCTTGTCGATGCCGCACGGATCGGAGGTGAGCAGTATGACATTGTGGACGGAGAAACAGAGGAAGACGATCTCTGAACACTGCAGGGATTTCAACGTCAGCAACTATAAGACAAAGATGACAGAAGCCGGGGGATTTGATAAGTACGTCAGATCCCTCGGTATTTCTATGCCTGCGAAGGTCAGGACTGTCTCTGAGTTCCGCCAGGCCGTGCAGTGTGTGATGGCACTGATGGCCATCTGGGGCATCGATTACAACAACGACAAAGTCTACTACCGCTGGGGGAATGGTGCGGGTGATGCTTTCCGCACCAGCGGTAAAGGCAAGTGCAGGGGCGGAAACCTCAGGACGATCCTGGATGATCCGGCTGTGGTGACCACTAACTGCAACTATGGGATCAACACACTCCTGAAGGAGATGGGACTCTACAGATGTGCTTCAGAGAACTATAAGGCCTGGTCTACCACGTATGGAAATCCGGTGGCATCCAAACGCAGGCTCCAGCCAGGCGATATGGTCCATTTCTACAGAAGCGGTGTCTGGAAGCATGTGGCGATCGTCTATGCGGTGGAGGATGGGAAGATCTGGCTCGCTGACTTCGGCAGCCGGTTTGTGAGGACCAGGGAACCTCTTCATTACATGCCGGTTAATGACAGTCCTGCTGCCGGAGGGGAATACGGCACCTATACCTGGAAAGCCATCCACGCATTTGATCTGGAGGACGACACAGTGAGAGAGAAGACGACACAGGACAGAGCAGTAGAGCTGAGACGGGAAATCGAAAGTTACCTGGCAGCAAAGAAAGCTGAGTATGGAGAGGAGACCTACGCTATGGCAGAGGGGTATAAGGTCAACAGGGATGCCTACCTTCGAGCGGCCGCCGACTACGTGCTGAGTGGCTATGCCGGCAGCGGAGAGGCCAGGAAGGTTTTCTTCGGAGACGATTATGCGGACGTGCAGGAAAAGGTGAACTGGGTCATCAGGATGGCGGAGGATGTGATCATCGGCAGGTACGGAAGCGGAGACGTCCGGAAAGCTGCGCTCGGTGATGATTACTACGTGGTCCAGGCTCAGGTCAACCGGATCCTGAAAGGAGAGTGACCATGGGATACATCGTAGACCTTTCAGAGCACAACACAGTGACGGACTGGGCGGCAGCCGCAAAAGACCTGGACGCGGCCATCCTTCGGATCGGGTACCGGGGAAGCATCGAGGGAAGGGCAGTCTATAAGAAGATCACGGAGGATGGGAAGTTCCGATCGCACCTGGCCGGCTGTCAGAAGTATGGGATACCATATGCGGTCTATTACTTCCCAACACCGGTGACTGATGCGGAGGCAAGAGAAGAGGCAGTCTGGCTGGTAAACAGGATCAGGGGACTAGACTTTTGTATGCCGGTATTTATCGACTCTGAGAACGTCCAGACGGACAGAAGCGGAAGGGCAGACAAGCTGTCCAGGAAGGACCGGACACGCTTTCTCAAGATCATCACGTATCATCTGCTGGGGGAAGGGATTCCATGCGGAGTGTACAGTTACACCAGTTGGCTGCAGAACAATGTGGACCTGTCAGCTCTGGACCCGAGAGTCGTGAAGAATACGTGGATCGCCCAGACGCCGGAGCTGACATACAAGGGTACTTGTGCTATGTGGCAGTACGGTAAGAAGAAGTTTTCCTGGACGACCGCACCGGTGGATGTGGACAAGATCATGGGAACGTTCGATATGAGCATTCAGAAAAAGGAGGAGAAGATGGAATACTACAGACAGACGATCGTGGAAAAGGCCAGAAGCTTTCTGGGGATGAAGACAGGGAGTACTGCACACAAAGAGATCCTGAAGGCATACAATGCCATCCGGCCGCTCCCCAGAGGCGTGACTATGACAGCCTCCATGCCATGGTGCGCGACCTTCGTATCGGCGGTGGGGGCCATGTGCGGCTATGACAAGATCATCCCGGCAGAATGCTCCTGTGGCTATATGGTGGATGCGGCTAAGAAGCTGGGCATCTGGCAGGAACGAGACGACTATGTACCGAAGCCCGGAGACATCCTGATGTACGACTGGGATGATAATGGTAAAGGAGATAACACCGGCTGGCCGGATCATACGGGATTTGTGGAGACCGCAGATAAGACCAGCTTTACAACAATCGAAGGGAACTCCGGATCCGGAAGCGGGGAGGTAAGGCGCGTGAAGGTCCAGGTGAACCAGAAGAACATCCGGGGTTTCATCACACCCAGGTACACAGCGGACGCGCCCGTAAAGGAACCTGCGGTGAAGACTGTGCAGCTGACGATCACGCTCCCGGAGATCCGCCTGGGAGACAGGGGCGAACACGTGAGGTTGTGGCAGTGGCTGATTGGTATCGAGCAGACAGGCGTCTATGACGAGGCTGTGCAGGCGGAGACCATGAAGTGGCAGAAAGCCAATGGGAAGAAGATCGATGGCTGGATCGGGAGAGGATGCTGGACGAAAGTAGTGCAGGTGAAAGGGTGGGATTAAATGATTTCACTATAGGCAGTTTCAACAGACCTTTTTTTGCGAATTTATTAACAAATCATATATGATTACGAGCAGAGCTGCCTTATAATATCGATAGGACTTTTATAGGTTCTAGTATATTTATTGAACCATATCGCGTTATACCAAACAGCTATTGTTTTACGAGAGGATTACACATGAAGAAGAGATTATTGGTGGCACTGCTCACGGTCAGCATGGTGTTCTGCAACACCAGTTTTTTGTATGCAGCGGAAGAAGAGCCGGTTGTATCGGAGAACGAAGTTGAACAGGGACCAGAAACGGCGGATGTATCTGAGGAGATATCAGATGGAGCTGACAGTGCGTTGGAGGGGGCGGCCCAAACTGAAGAGGAAGGTACAGCGGATAGTAGCTCTATAAAAGAAGAGGAAGAGCAGGAGGATATCACTGAAGCAGAAGCGAAAAATGGATCAGACGAGTTTGATACTTCCGAGATTCTTTCCGTGCCAGGCAAGGAGCAAAAAGCTGTTCTTGAGGAAAAAGCAGTAGGTGCTGAAGAGGACAACGTTGTTGCATCGGGTACTTGTGGCGATAACGCTAATCTGACATGGGTTATCTTTGAAGATGAAAGTAAATATATCCTGAAGATTTCAGGAACAGGGAAAATGCAAGACTATTCCACTATGAACGGAATAACAACAGCTCCGTGGAGAAGTTATAGTCATATTATTAATAAGATAATAATAGAAGAAGGCGTTACCAGCATTGGGGATTCTGCGTTTTACAACTGTAATACTCTAAAAGAAGAACTGATAATACCAAACAGCGTGACGACTATTGGTGAATTTGCATTTTACAGTTGTACAGGCTTTACAGGAAATCTGTCGATTCCGGAATCTGTATCGATCATTGAAAATAATGCATTTAATGGCTGTAGTGGTTTTACTGGAGACTTATTAATACCAGATAGTGTAGCTGAGATTGGCGATAATGCTTTTGCAAATTGTAATTTTACATCTGGTGCTGATTTTTATAGATTAGGATCATGCGGTGCAAATGGAAACAACCTTCGATGGATCGTTACTAAAGGAGAAAATGATACAGTACTCACAATAATGGGAAGAGGAGAAATGAGAGACTACTCCTCAAAAGATAATACTACGACAGCACCGTGGGTAGACTATCTGAATATTATTAATAAAGTGGTCATTGATGAAGGAGTAACCAGAATAGGAAATAAGGCCTTTTACGGGTGCTCAGATTTCACGGGAACACTAACGATTATAGATACCATTATTAGCATAGGGGATAACGCATTTAATGGATGTAGCGGCTTTTCAGAGATAATTATCGGATCGAGAGTTAATAATATTGGCAATGGTGCCTTTAGTGGTTGTGAAGGTCTAACAGGAACGCTTATTATTCCAAACAGCGTAATAAGCATAGGAGATGATGCATTTAATGGTTGTAGCAGCTTATCTGGGCTTGTAATAGGGACAAATGTGTCAAGCATTGGTAGTAATGCTTTTTATAACTGCAAAAATCTTTCAGGGGAGCTTGCAATTCCAGAGAGTATAGTAAGTATAGGGGACGATGCCTTTGAGAATTGCGGTAGTCTTAAAGGAGCAATTATTAAATACGGATATTGCGGGGCAGAAGGCAATAATATTTGTTATATTGTATCAAGAAATGTGAATGGAAATTATGGACCGATACTTACTATTAAGGGAACTGGGAAAATGCAAGATTTTTCCACAGAAGATATATACTATGGAACAACTTCTGCCCCTTGGGGCACTAAAATATGGGGAGTCATAATTGAAAACGGCGTAACAAGCATTGGAAACTATGCATTTTCGGGGTGTAGTTTATCTGGCACCTTGTTGATTCCGGCTAGTGTGACAAGCATTGGCAATAAAGCATTTTCCAGGTGCACTAGTTTAAAGGGAGAGCTGATAATCCCTGACAGTGTAACCAGCATAGGCGATTATGCATTTTCTTTATGCAGTGGGTTGACCGGATCTCTAACAATCCCTGATAGTGTAACCAGCATCGGTAATGGTGCATTTAATGGTTGCGAAGGTTTCACTGGCACCCTAACAATCCCTGACGGCATAACCAGTATAGGCGATTATGCATTTTATGGATGCAGTGGTCTAACTGATATTCATATAATCCCTGACAGTGTAACAAGAATAGGCAATTATGCTTTCACAAGATGTAGCGGCTTAACCGGACCCCTAACAATACCTGATGGAGTAATTAGCATAGGCGACTATGCGTTTTCTGGATGCAAAGGCTTTACTGGAGACCTGACAATCCCTGATAGTGTAACTAGCATTGGTGATTATGCCTTTAGTGAATGCAGTGGCCTAACAGGAGCATTATCGATTGGGAATAGCGTAACCGGCATAGGAGTCGCCGCATTTTATTATTGCACGGGTTTGACCGGAGCCCTAACAATTCCTGATGGTGTAACCAATATTGGTGGTTCTGCATTCTATGAGTGTAGAGGTTTCACTGGTCCCCTAACAATCCCGGACAGTGTGACCAGTATAGGCGGATGTGCATTTTTCGAATGTATGGGCTTAACTGGAGCCCTAACAATCCC